GTCATATAGAGAATGGGAACAGAATTTAAAGAAGATGGATGACGGTCAACTTAGATTTGAATTAGATGTGCAGAACTTCGCTACTCCTAAATTAAACAAATCAGAAAAAGGAGCGCTAATCAGATATGTAAGTCCAGACGCTTATGTTCTTAATGATAAATTAAGGAATGGATACGATTTATCGGAAGATGACGAAACATGGATCAAGAGCTTAGATAAAGCATTAGATAAACTACCAGCATATGAAGGAACAGTCTCAAGATCTTTGGAATTTTTTAGCAATGATGATATAAGAAGTTTTACTGCATCTCATAAAGTAGGGGAAAACATAAGTTATAATCAATACATGTGGAGAGATGTATAATGAAAATGAAAATGTTAAGCTGATCATAAACTCTAAGACAGGGCGTGATATGCGTGAGTATAACCCTGATGAAAACGAGGTGTTGTTTAAGCGTGATGCTTTGTTTAAAGTTATTGATATAGATAAAAATGATGATAAAATATTAATAACATTAGCGGAGGTAGAGAAAGATGAAAAATAAAAAAATAGAAGCCTATAATGAAGGGAAGTTACATGAACCTTTAAAACCTAAAACATTAGGATATGGCGAAGTAACAGAGGAAGAAAAAAAGCTGGCAGATAGCATGAAAAAAGAAGTACTCAGTAAAATGAAAATTAACAAAAAGCACTCATAAACTGGGTGCTTTTTTAGTGGCAAACCCACAAGGAGAATAAGGATGGATTTTAAAGAAGCACTATTCTATATGAAAATTGGTTATCAAATGAAATTACCAAGTTGGGAAGGATATTGGGAATGGGAAAACAATACCATAATGATGCATACGAAAGATGGGGAAGTTATGGATATTAGAAATACACAGCGTGTTGAATATACACTAGAAAATATTGTGTCTGATGAATGGGATTTCGCTGATTATGGAAACACGCCAGTCTACGGAGGAATAGCATATATGGGATTCGGAGATGCTATTAAGCTTG